TCTTGTGCCTCCATTGTTATATAAAGAAACAGAATAAGTTCCTGTTACAGATGCTCTTACCCAAAATGACAATGTAACAGTTTGTGCATCTGCTGTTCCAAAAGCTAAATCTGCCGCATTAAAACCTTCTATATCTTGATTGAAAGAATAATAATCACTAGAAGCAATTGATGTGTCTGCTGTTGTAACTGTTAAAATAGTGCTATTTCTAAATTTATTGTTTGGAACTGTTGTGCTTTGCTGTAGTGTAAAAACACCGCCACCACTTCCATATCCTCTCCATCTATCAACCCCAAAAGGTCCAGACCCTGTTGAACTAACACTAGCACCAGCATTACGCTGGTCAATCACCATTGCACCATTGATGATGCGGTTTTTCATATTAACAAATCCATCTAATCCTAGATTTGTTCTAGCTGATGCTGCTGTAGAAGCTCCTGTTCCACCATCTGCTATTGCTAGGTCTGTGATTCCTGTAATCGTTCCACCTGTGATCTTGGCAGCAGTCATGGTATATGTGCCATCCCGAATACCATCTCCAGCATCTCGGATCTGCGCCATCATATCGCGCATAGTATCGTTTACTGCTGATGGAAGCATCCCCTCTGGTGCGCCATCTGGAGGTGCTGCTGTGTTATTTGCAGGGGTTAGAGAATATTTTGTATATGCCATGATTTTCCTTACTGTTGTTCTTCGTCAAACGATTTTACAATTTGTTGTATTTCAGTAAAAGCTAGACCAATCTTTTTCCTGTCTTTTCCTGCTTTAGCTAATTTTTCCAATGCTTCTACACCATTAGGGCTTGTAATTGCTTTTGCAATTTTCTCATAATCTCTACCATAAAATATTCCTTGATACAGATTTCCAATAGCTCCAGGAATGTTTCTAAAGCTCTTGCCTAATAATCCTATTGATTCTTCTGCCAACATACCTTTTTCTGCTGTCGGAGAACCAGAAGGCAATCTACGACCTTGTGCTTCTAGGACATCTAGCATGACATTTAAGCCTTTTACTGCCTCAGAACCTTTTGTTCCATATACTTCTCTAAATGCAGCTTTGAGGTTTTCTTTTTGAGTGGTATTTTTAACAATTGTGTCTGCAAATCTAGCACCAACTGTTCCAGCTTGCCTAGAAGATGCCCTTTGAACACCCTCTAAAGAAGCTCTCATATATTGATTTAGGAACTCTTTAGGTAGATTAGGATCAGCATTTGCCATTGCTTTTATAGTCCTAGAAACTTTTTCTGGGTTTAATCCAGATTGTGCAGGATTTGTAGCAAATACTTCTCCAAATTGTTTTGCAAGTTCATTTGTTCTAGCAAGATTAGGAATTGGAGACTCAATAATAGGTGTCTCAAATTTTTCTCTAGTAGCTTGATATTGCTCTCTAGCAGGTTTATATCCTGTTACTTGGTCATCGGCTTTTTGAACCAATTTTGTTCTAGCTGTTTGATAAGCCTTCATTTCGCCAGTAACTTTGCCTTGAGCCTGAGTAGCTAAATTATCATATTTGTCTGCAAGATATTGCCTCATTGCTTCTACTCTAGCAATAGAATTACTTTCAAAACCTTTTAGTAAATCTTTGTATGCAGGAATATTGTCTACAGCTTTAGATGCTTCTGCAATAACAGCAGATTCATTTTCTAGATTTGTCATCCAAGACTGAGGTATTTTCTTTTCTTTGATAGCTTCAAATGCAGGAGACGCTTCTTCTGTAATTTGTTTTTGAACAGCCCTTTGTTCTGCTTGTGCAGCCCTTTGAACCTCTGTTCCCATCTTTGGTCGTTGAGTTATAGGGAAAGCTCTTTCTAATGTTTCTTGAGTTTGTTGTCCTCTTGTTCCCATAAACTCTGCCATGATTGGAGCAGATCTTGGTGTAGCTTCTACTTGTCTTTGTATTGATGGTAATGTAGTTCTACCTTGTGCAGCCTGTTGCATAGCCTCAAAAGAAGTTACAGGCATACCCATTTGGAATGACTGTTGTTGTAATCGGCTTGCTTGTTCTATTTCTCTAGGAGTCATTGTTCTTGTAGACTCTGCATACATTCTTTCTAATGGAGACTTAATTACTCCAGGAGCAGCTACTAATGGTGTTGCTACACCACCGACCATCCGAGCATATGGCTCTAGGTCTGTGCCTCTAAATGGATAAGCTAATGATTCCTCTCCACCGGCAGATAATAATGATGGCAATACAGCACCAGGAACAGGAGCAGATACTACATTTCGTACTGCTGTCTGTGCTAATTGACCAGGAAAGCTCTCAGCCCTCTGCATAGGTATATATTCGCCTACAGCCCTTTGCATTTGTACTGGTGTTGGTAATGTAGCAATTGGTCTGCCTGCTCTAGTTTGCTCTGGAGTTCTGCCCATTACTGCTTGGGAGATTTTTTCTGCACCTAACTGTAGTCCTTCTTGGATAAGTGCTGGCAAGCCTAAAACACCTGTAACACCTTGCACAATAGGCAAATTGATTTTTGCCATTGTTGTATCTACTTCGCCTCTTTCTGCAAAAGGTTTTACTTTTGTATCTCTTTCTAAACCTTCTTGTGCCAATCTTTTGTCAATGTCAGCCAAAGAAGCATTGATGTCAAAGTCTGCCTCTGTGCCATCAGTAAGTTTTACTACTTTACGATTAGCCATGTTTATCCTTAGAAACTTCTTCTTTGTGGTTTTGTTTGCTGACTTAAATATGGCTTAAATTCTTCGCCTAATACAGGTCCTAGGCTTCGATCATATTCGGCAATAGCACGCGCACTATATTTTTTCTCTGCAAACAATTCTCTTGCTTTTTGCTCAATTAAAGCATCTCTTTCAGCAAACGCTTGTAATCCTTTTGCCATTAATGTTCGACCTTGTTCTGTATTTGCTAATGATGGGAATACAGACAAATATGCTTTAAATTCTATGTCAGATGTAGATCCAGAACCAGCAGCCCTAACTTGTGTGGCTGCTCTTGTTTGAAATGCTGTTGCTAATGCGTTTGCACTTGCTGTATCGCTAGGCAATCCAAGAGCCGTTGCAATATCTGATCCAACTTTAACTACCGCGCCTCCACCTTTTCCTTTTAATAATGTATCAATAGCTGATGCAGTACGAGCAAACTCGTTTGCAGAAGTAGCTTTAGCAGACATTGCAGCAATTTGTTGTGCATCTAGTTTTTCTAATTCAGTATTGCCTTTATCACCAATAATGTTTTTAACTAATTCGCCTTTACTAACTTGATCTATTTTTCCAGATGAACTGACTTGGAATGATTGGTCTTTTGGTAATCCAAGTTGTGTCTTTTCTTCTGCTGATAAAGGTCTAAATGATTCTTTTGGTTCTTTAGACATTAATTTAGCAGCTTCTAATGGGCTTTCTATAGCAATTGCTTGAATAAGTTTATTAAGATCTACAGATGTTTTTGTTGGCAAGTTTGCTCTTAAAGCACCAACTGTTTCTGCTGCTGCCATATCTCCACCAAACTCAGGGCGAGAAAGCATCTCTAATTGAGATCCTTCTCCTGTTGCCATAGGAATAGCTTGGGGAGTTTGCGTAATTGCACCTCTAGCCATCTCTTGTGCTTGACGCTTACGCTTAAAGTCCTCTAACTGCATACCTGTAACCATCTGCTTTAGCGTTCTGTCAAACGATTGGTTATAGCCTTCCATGCCTGCGCCTAAAGCACCGGCAAGAGCTTGTCCTGTGCTTACAGGATAACGCTGAGTGCCTGATTGACCAAGTAAAGCAATGGCTGCGTTTAGCAAAGCCTGTTGCGATGCATTGGACTGCATCCGTTGTTGGTCTGCTGCACTTGTAAATGCTGTGTAGTCTGGTTGTTGACCGAATAAAGCTGATAGATCGATTGCCATAATTTATCCTAATAAAGAATTTGGATTTCTTTGTGCCATTCTTGGTGATAACAGGTTTAATAATCCTGAGTAATCTACTGCACCAGATGGTCTTGTTTGTGCTATTTGCATTTGAGGAATTTGCATTTGTGGCTGTTGTTGTCTTTGACCTAATAATCCACTTGCTAATCTAATGCCTTGCAATGCTTGACCTGCTGTTAAACCTTTTGATGGTAAACCCAATGCTTTAGACTCTATGCCTGTGCCAGCTAGTTCTGCTGGGGTATAAGAATACGACAATGTTGTAGCAATTTGATCTGGACTTAATCCATTAGCTGCTAATCTAGCCATATCTTCTGCTAAGAACGAATCGAGACCAGAAACAGTTAGGTTTTGTGCAATTTGCTCTGCACCTAAACCTTGGTTAGCAAGATTTACAGCATCAAACGCTTCTGTGTAAAGAGGTGCTGTAGCTGCTTCTGCTGTGGCAGTTGCTAACGCATCCGCAATAACTGCTTCTGTCGCTGCTTCAGACAACAATGTAGCGCCAATGGTGTCTGCTAATGCGCCCTCTCCTGCTAATGTAGCAAGACCAGTTTCTGTTGCTCCAGTAAATGCTGCTGCTCCTTCTGCGCCACCAGCTAATGCTGCTAATTCTGGAGCTAGATATGGAACAGCTAGAACCGCTGCAATATGAGGCAATTTATATCCAACAGATTTATCTGCCTCTGCTAAAACATTACTTGTGCCTTGAGCAATATCTTCTAAACCACCACCAACAGCCTTAGCAACAGACTCTCCAGCACCTAATATTCCACCGCCACCACCAGATGTGCCTAATACATTAGATATAGGATCTGTAATAGCAGAAACAATATCTCCACCACCACCGCCTTGAGGCTTGATCTTGCCATCTCCACAATGCTCAAAAGCATTTTGTGGTAGGTCAGGAATGTCCATTAAGGCACAGGCTCTGTTGTTAAATCTCATAGTTTATGTTCCACCAATATTTGTTTTTCTACAAACCCAAGTCGTTTTGTTAGTCTTGCAACAGAGTCTCTAACATAGCCTTGTACTTTTGTTGCCCCAAATGCTTTAAATAATAAACACAATTGCTTGTATGCTTCTTGATTCGTTACAAACTTACCACCATAAGCACATATAAAAGCTACTTTTTGTTTAGGATACTGAACAAAAGATATAACTATGACACCTTGTATTTTATCTTGTTCTACACCTACAAATAAGTGCAAATGCTCATTGATTAAAGAACTTTTTACATCTTCTACATCGTATTCATCGCACTCACTTTGGGTAAGTGCATCGGCAATATAACCCTCAATTACAGCCCATTCAGACTGTATTTGTTTTGGGCTATATCGCCTTACTAACAATTAAAAGAAATCACCACCTAAAAGACCGCCACCAATTGCTCCTAATCCACCACCAACTAAACCACCATAACCACCCAAGAAACTAGATGGCAACATACTGCCTAGTGCATAACCACCTAGACCGCCTGCAAGACCACCGCCTAATGCACCTACAGTTCTGTTTCCAGAGAACTGAGGTTGTGGAGCAGGTGTGCCAAACGATCCAAGAGGCGATCCATAAACAGACGATAAATAACCTGATAGTTGCTCGTAAGGCAAACGCTGTTGATAACCAAAGCGAGCCATCTGCTCTTGTAGAGGCTGTGCTGCAATTGCCTCTCTCTGTGCGCCTACCTGTGCTAATTGTTGTGAAGGTATAAACTGTTGAGCATATATCTGTGGTGCTTGTTGAGCAAGATTTGCTAACTGTAATGCTGCTTGCTGTTGAAGTCCTCGTTCTTGTTGGAATTGTGTTCCTGCAATGTTGGCAGAAATATCTCCAATTGATCGACCATATTGCTCGGTAGCAGTTCCTAATGCTCTTTCCATAGCACCTGATCCTAAACGACCAGACTTGGAATATAGACTAGAGATGCCAGGTAATATTTGCTCGCCATAAGCCTGTGTTAATGGGCGAGTAGCTGCTGCAATCATTTGTTGTTGATACGGATTAGCGTTTAGGTATTGTCCTGCTGCCGTTCCGCTTAGACCACCTAAAGATTGCATATAAGCACCTTGTGCAGCACTTAAAAATGGTGATTGTTGTTTAGCAATATCTTCTTGCATCTGTAAAGACTGCAATGTTTGTGATGATGGACTGACATACATCTGTCCAGGAAACATCTGTGGCTGTTGGCGTAAGAATATTTCTTGAGCCTGTTTTAAACCTTCTTCTAAAAATGGTCTGATACCAGCATCAATTTGTGATGCTTTTGGATCTGGAGTTCCAGGTGTTATTGGTGAACTTGGAAGAAAATTAATAGGATTAGAATAATTAGGGGGTGGATTCACTACGGGCGCTCCTTGTATGCGATTTAAATAATCTTGATATGCCTTATCTTGTCTTTGCCCACGAGAAGTTGATAATCCAGAACCAAAAAAAGGAGATCTATACGCCAAATCTGCTGTTTCCTGTCTAGGCATACCATCTTCTGTCATGCTAGAACTTTGAAACGCCTGATATTCTGGTGAACTAAAGTAACCAATATCACCCTGAAAATTCTTAGGAATAGAATATATATTGCTTACGCTTCTGACTTGTTCAGCAGCCCTTCTATAAAATTCAGGATCTTCATACGCAATATTATTTGGTGCTCTTTGCGGAATAAACTCTCCTGTAACTGGATCATAAGCCATAATGTTTTCCTTTATCCTACGATAATATATTTGTAAGTCATGCCTGATACTGTATTAGCTGGATGGCTAATAGTGGCACTTCCGTTGGTTACTGCCGATATATAAGGCATTGTAAAAAGATTACTGGTATAGCCATTCGATGAAAGATAACTCATTGTGGCTATAATGCTTGGTGTTGCCGGTCTAGTTGGTGTGCTTTGTGTTCCAAAATGCTCAATGCTTACACCAATGTCGCTTGGTCTCCAAACTAACTCTACATAGTCGTCTTTTTGCAATGCAATAAAGAAGTTTAGTGCTGCAATAGCTTGACTAGCAGCACCACTTGATTTTCTAGCTTTAATACCAAACTCACTATTACTGTTTGCTACATTTGTTCCGTTTTTACTAAACCAAATACTAACTGTTTGTGCATCGTTGGTCGTATTAGTTAGTTGTACAGAAAACTGTATGTTATACAGTCCAGAGTATCCTGCTGTTAGTTTCGTATTAGTTACTAGACTTGCACCTAATGCATAATCCGTTGTAGAAAACGACATAACATTGGCTGCTGTTGTCGTTGTCGCAGCTTGGTCTGTATCGTCTTGTACTGCTAAATAAGGGTAATACGCTGTAGCTGATGTATCGTCTGTAGCCATCAACAAGATGACAGAATCTACACCAATCCGAGCATCTGTAATCGTAGTAGTAGATGCACTACCTGTTGCTAGAGTTACCGACCCTGTATTGTTGGTCTTGCCATTCATAATGCCATTGACTACTTCGGCAACACCGCGCTGATCTGCTCCAAACGGAGGCAACACTCGAAACATTATCTAGTTCCTAACGGGTTCATTTCTACATCAATCCCTACTGTATTAGTCCATTGACCTGTAGGAGTTAATTGTAGACGATGATACCTTCCAACACCACGCAAAGATACTCTATTTTCGGCATCTGCTGCTGTCTGTGAACCAAAAATGACTTGTTCGCTTAAAAGCCTTCTAGACACCAATGCAACGCTACCAGAGCCATTATCCACAATTGGTTTAGCTAGAGTGATAGCAGAAGTTGTGCTTGGCATTTCAATATCGCCTGTCTCAATGTAGGCTGTATTGTTTGCACCTGAGAAAGTAACAATCTTAGTATTCTTAACTCCGGCAAACTGCATCTTGCCACCTAGCCAAACCCTGTCATCAAAACTTGATTGAATCTGCTCTAGGTTGCCAAATACATCCATGCCTTCTAAATCAAAGGATGGCGTAGAAGAAGAAGCTACTCGACTTGCATTGGTTGTTCCGCTTGTCCACCTGTTTGTTTGATAATTGTAAATAAGCAATTTATCTACAGTTGCCGATGACTGAGAAGCATAAGCCCAAATAACAAGTTTTCTAAATGGATCTACTGCTGCCGACATTAGGTTTATTGTGCCATCATCTACATCTGACCAAAAATACCGATTAACTTTTTCGTTCCCAATCGGAATAATTTGTTGTCCATCACATGCATAGAATCCATCATCCGATAGGAAGAATGAAGTTCCACCATACTGCACAATACTGTTAGCCTCGTAGCATCCTAGGTTACGACTGATATTGTCGAACTGGAATACTAAAGGACTACCAACATACGACATACGATGGATTGATCTGTCCATAAAGACTAAACCATATTCACCACCAGTAATTCCCACAATCGAGCCACCATCGGGAATATCTTGGAAGTCTGCCTGTGTTGTAGCTGAATTAGCCCAACTAGACTCGTCTCCCAAGGCTGACCATTGCACCCTGTATGGATATACAGTCGAACTGTTTACATAAGCTGATACTACGAAATCGCGCACTACTGTTACATACCGAGACTGTGGAGCATCTGCTGCTAGGTCTTGGAATGTAGAAGAACTGTTTAAGTTATATCCCTGTAGACGATTACCACCATTGGCTGCAATTAAGACATTGCCAAACTGAGTAAACCGCCATCTTTGGTTTGTAGGTGTTACATAAGCAAAAGTTACTGTGCCTGTGTCAGCAGTCGTACTAATGTTCCCACCAGACTGAGCATAGGTAAAAGTTGTAGAAGTAACTGTATCAATATTAAAAGTACCATTGACAGCAGTTGTAGATGTTGCTGCTACTGTTACCGAATCACCAACAGAAAATCCATGTGCTGCTGAGGTTGTAATCGTTACAACTTGGCTTGTTTTAACCACATTGGTAATTGTTCTACTTGCCTTTACTACTGAATCCAAAGATAAATCGCTTGCATCTAGCTTAAATAGTTTTGTTGCACTACCAGCAAATACAAGAGTTGCTCCTGCTGCTGTTTTACCTGCCACTACATTGTTTAGGTTCTCGGATGCTGCTGCCGAATAGTCCTCTGCTGCATTGATAGCACCATAACCCACAGCTTTAGAAAAGACATTTTCTGCCCTTTGTAAGCCATTGGATAGACCTGGCTGATCTGGAGTCCACTCCCCGAAAGTTATTCTACTTATTGCCATTGTGAGTTTCCGCTAGATATATTTGACCAAGTTGTTACTGTTGGTGTTGTTCCTGTCCAAGTCTCTGAGCCTGCCGATGCAACAGTCCATACTGTCGCACTAGGTGATACACCTGTCCAAGCCTCTGTTCCTGCTGTTTCGTCTGTCCAATTATCGCCTAGGACTCTGCCAAAGCAATTAACTAAGGTTATTCCGTTGACTGTTGCTACTGCGCTATAAATGGCTACTGGACTTGCTGTAACTGTTGCAAAGCACTCTATAAAACCTGTACCTTCAAACTCTACACCGCCTACACAACTAACTGTAGCTGTTCCTAAGATACTGCCTGTTCCTAGTCTTACTCTAAGTCCTTCTGCGACTGCTGTGCCTGTGGCTGAAATAGAGCCAG